TGCACAAGAAGGTTGTTAGATGTGCCATTAGTTAAAATGTATTCTGCAAACATTTCTGCATAAAATTCTTTGGTGTTTTCGCCAGAGTAAATGCTTTTGAACGCGTCAGGAAATTCCTTTTTTAGCCTGCTGATAGCCTGTGTTGTTTCATCTGCTTGCCCATAAAAAGAGGATCCATTGTCAATGTGATGACCCCATTCATGGGTAAGGGTGTATTTCCATTGTGGGTTTTCAGCCAATGCCGGCATCTTGAACTTGCCGCCTTCAATCTTGTTAGGCACAACGGTTTTGGCGGTCTTAGGTGCAAGCCAAATGTCCTCACCGTTTAGGGTTGCCCAACCGTAAGCATTTCTTTTGCTTTTACCAATTGTAATTCTAATAACAGTAGATTTAGGGTTGGTTGCTTGCAACATGTCCACATGATCCAAAATTTCCTTTTGCACCTTTGCGGGTACGGTTCTACCACCGCTATAAAATGACACTTTAACTTGACCGTTTTTATAGACAATACCCTTATCAATGAGCGCGTTGGTTTCTTTGCCAAATTTGCCCCTATTGATCCAATCAATTACCTGTTCCCGTTGCATCATGTTGTAGCGTGAAAGGTATTCAGTAATTACATCTTCTTGGATCTCTGCTGAACTAAGTGTTCTCCATTGTCCCGGTTTAAACACATCATCTTTAGCGGCTCTAGCGGCAATTAAAGCCTCATCAATAATGTCTTTGTCTGTTTTCATAGGTACTGCCGGCGCAGGTGGTGTAACTATCACTGCTCCCGGTGCTTGCTGTTGTTCTGCAAAATCAGGCAATACTGGTAGCAATACGCACCGGCAATGCGGGTGTTGTGGCGGTTGGGTAGCACCAGATCTAAATGGCTGACCAATTGGAACTACTTGGTTAGCGTTCTGTGCGCATTTGTCACATGGGCTACTTACTTCCCATTCCATCTGCTCTAGCCCCGCCTCTTTATAGCGGTTCACGGTTGCATAACTGATGGCGCGGTTTTGCTCTGTGATTGCTATGGATAGCGCTCGCGCAGGATTAGCCACATGGGTCATAATCCTTTTAGCCGCTCTCTCTGCGGGCAAACCTAATTCAATTGCCTCACCAATAGCGTTACCAATGTCGCGCACAGTGGTATCAGAGAACTCTTTGAATGTGATCCCTTGACTTGAAAGCAATTGCTGAAATGCTTTAGGTGGTCTAAGGATCAATGCCGCCGCTCTATCACCGGGTTGCCAATTAGCCCAATCAATTTCAGCCATGGTGTCATCAGCCTTATTGAGTTCACGGGCAATGCGTAATTGTTCATCAGCAAATGCTTCACCGGTTACATAGCCTTCTGCCCATACGCGCAACATGACTTCTTTAAGCGCTTCCATGTTTACCCGTACATTGAGCATTACCCATGCGCGAGCGCGGGCGTTGTTTTGTGCGGCGCTATCTGACTGGTTTGGTTGTGTCAGTAGGTACTGCTCATAAACCCGTTTAGGGTCAAAAGTTTGCCGTAAAGCCGCCCTGATCTTTAGTGCGTTCTTAGCGGCTAAACGCGCATCTGCCTCTAATGCGCGTTTGTAGGTCATGTTAAATACGCTTTAGCGAGCGCTCTGGCGGTTTCAAGATCCCCGTCAAAAGCACAACGGTTCAATGCTTCACCCACAATTGGATCAAGGCTCTTGAACTCAAATAGGCGGGCGCGCTTACCCTTGTTAGCCCACTTCATAAAAGCCTTAACTTCTTGTTCTACGGCTTTCTCAACTTCTTCTTCATCAAGTTCATCTACTTCTTTTTCCGGGATTTCTTTATCCGGGACTCTAACCGTTTCCTTCTCTGGTTCTGCATTTGCAGTATCAGGAGTTGTAGGCGCAATAGGAGTTGCATTTGGACCCTCCAAGGCAGGTGCAGTAGTGACTTCTTTAGCGTTAATAATGCCGTCTGGTGAGAATAGGAACATGTCTGCACCGGCTACAAGAATTGGCATGTCTGCTTGTGGGGTATCAAGCAAAGGCAAACCTAGTTCTGAACGGCGCTCATTGATTGTCTTACCAGCAGATGTAATTTCAATCTGTGATTTACGGGCGTTGCTCTCATTGTCTTGACGCTTTGAAGTCATAAGTTTGAATTCAAGTTCACGCGGCATACCAAGGTATGTGTAAGAAAGGTTTGTGATCATCTTGCTGATCCAGTTAGCCAATGGCTGAATTCCAATTGCTTCAGCGCTCGCCGCTTCACCCTCTTGGAACCCTGCTCCACCTAAGCCGCCCTTTGGAGCAAAGCCAATTTCTGATGGCTGTACGCCAAAGTGACCGCAGATGCTTGTAATCAAATAATCATCAAGGGTGTCCTTAAACTTCTCGCCGTAGCCCTCATTAGTTACAGGAGAAAGACCCTTTGGAAGCAAGCGGGCGCGCATACGCTGTTGTGTTTGACCGGAAAGATCATCATTAAGAATGTTCTCATAAGCGCGTAGCAGATCCGGGTTAGTACCCCAATCTTCATCAGTGGTAAACATGAGTTCAGGCAATACACCATCTGTGTATTCCGCTCTGATCCATTCCTGACGGCGTAGGTAAATGTCTGCCAGTGGTAGCGCTCGCTCTACTGGTGAGAAACCGTAAACGCTGATTGTGCGGCGATTGCGCACCATGTAAGCCAATTGGTCAGTAGTAAATTCACCATCTGCCTTTGGATCTTCTTCTGTCGCGCTGAATTCAGATCTTGGGAAGCCGTAAAGGATCTGTTGGAAAGCCGCGTTAGGAGCCATAGGGCGCATACCGCGATCATCAATCAAAGGCTTAATAGTTGAGCCATCTAGGATCTGAAATGCGTACAGATCCCCGCCTACGGTCTTTAATGGGTATGTAGCCCATGCGTCAATAACAAGGATTTCTTCTGCGGCGATCATTAGCCAATCAGAAAAAGTTAAACCGTTTGCCTTATCTGGTGTTTCCCAAAACTCACGGGCGCGAGCAATTTCATCATTGTATTTTTCACGGGCTTTAGCCATAGCGCGCACATGATCGCCACCTGACTCTGCCATAATCTTTTCAGAAGCGTCATTGCCTAGAACAATGTCCCAATCAAGACCAACAAGTTTAGATTTAGTTACTTCAATACAACGGCGCAGAATGTCTATCTGATCTGCGGCGGCGCGTAGTGTCTTAAATGGGATAAGGCGTGTTTCAGTTACATTGATGTTCTGTGCAACTTGGTATTCATAACGGCGTGGTTCTGGTCTGCCGGTTTCAGGGTTTACAGGGTTAATTGCACCCGGCGTAATTGGCATGCCGGGACCAAAAGGAACGGTTGCAGAAAATGGGGCGCGTGGAAGCGGATTAGTGTTGCCATAGTTCTGTTGCAGTTGGTTAGCAACAGCAAGCATGTCATTCTGTGACATAACAACGGAACCTGCCGGAAGGTTTGGACCCTTCTCTATGTTCCCTGTTGCTATGGCTTTTGCGATACGGTCACGCAGACCCATGTGTATCTCCTTTGGTTAATTAGCCTTGAACAACTACCCTGTATTGGTTAGAAGTTGGTGCAACTGAAAATAGAACTGTGATTGCTGATGTGCTTGTGTGCTGAACATCTACAACAACTTCTGCGTACGGCGTTGAATTGTCGTAAACGGTTACTTGCACATCTTTGGTTCCTAGATTGTGGGTAACTGTATAAGAAGTATTGGATCCATCACCAATTGAGGCGGCGTACTTGCGTACAACTACGGCTGTATCAATTGCAAGCCCTGAACCTGAAAGAGTAAGACCAGCGCCAGACTCAACAACAGCAGAAACAACATTGCTTGTGATGTTGATACCGTTACCGGCTGTAAGTGTTCCGGGTCCTGCAATCTGCACCCAATCCTGATCTGCAAAAGATGTTAGGTAGTGGTTTGACTGAACCCAAGATGTACCAGCCTTGGTTGTTCCTTCTTGCACATAGATAGATGCGCCAATAAGTTCTGAATAAGGGTTTGCATCAGTAGCGCGTGTAAGTGTGTATGCAGTGCCGTTATCAGAATAGACATAAATGCCGTTTTCTGTGTCTGTTGATTGACCAATAAGAACAATGCGGTAGCCACTATCAGCACTTGTAAGAGCGCCGTATGTGTCAATGTTAAGTGTGTTTGTAGATCCTGTAAGAGCCACATTCACTGTTGAAAGAAGGTTTGCCGCCGCCTTCCATGTAAGACCCTGAACAGCCTGATCTACATAGTATTTTGTTGCGGCATCTTGATCATCTGTTGGGTTGCCCAAGCCTGTGATCTTGTATGTAGCAAAAGGAACATTTGCAGTAGGAACCGCGAGCGCTGAAAGATTGATTGCGCTGTGTGCGGCGTTATCGTGTGTAGGCGTTCCGTGTGTGTGGTCATTACGGGCAAACTCTGTGCCTGATCCGTTGCCAGATGATGAACCAAATGATGTTTGTGCTGTGACATTGCCAAAGGTAGGTAATGCGTGAACATGGTCTGCGCGAGCAGGTGTTGTTGCAGTACCTACTGTGTTTGTACCGCCTGCGGCTAGTGTTTGTGGTGCTGTTGATGTAAGAGATGGCGTACCGTGAGTGTGATCAGACCTTGAATAAGTGTTTGATGATCCATTGCTTGCGGTATCGCCATAAGATGTAGTTGATGTTGCGTTGCCAAATGCACTTACTTGTGACCATGCAGTTCCGTTTGAGAAATACAAAAGGTTCTGGTCTGTTGCAAAGAATAGTGCGCCTGTGTTGCCTGATCCGGCGGCAGGGCGATTAGCAAATGTGTCATAAAGGATTTCTGCCTGTTGAACAACATTGATCCATGCAGTGCCGTTCCAGAAATAGAGCGTGTCATCAGATGTGTTGTAGTAAATCTGACCATCAGCAGGCGTAGAAGGTGCAGTGCCTAGGTTTTGGATAACCGCGTTCTGCAACTCATTCTTGTTGAGATCAATGCTGACTAGAAACTTACGCGCCATTGTTTACTCCTTAAACCACATAGGCAGTGCCGGTGAAGGCGGCTGAAAATGTAATGACCATTTGATTGCTACTAGGATAACTGATTGTGCCTTCACATTGCGTTCCTGCCGAGTCCAGAACAGTAACAGCAGGCTGACCATTTAGATTATGGTTAATAGTCCAAATGGCTGATGCGCTCGCTTGTGTGTGAACATAGAAAATGTCTGATGGTGTGAACTGACCAGCAGGACCTTGTGGACCGGGTGCGGAAACACTGATTTGTGCAGTGCTTTCAACAATGGTGATGTTCTGAATAACGGGTTCAACAACAATTGTTTCTGCCATTATCGTGTTACCTGCGGATTAACTATTGCCTGACCTTGAACCAATCTGGTCACAATGTTCTGCGGTGATGTAATTTCAAGATCATAGTAATAATCTCCCGCAACAATCGCTCCTGTTTGTGCGGCTGTTGCGTGGACTGCTACCAATCCAGTATTACCAGTAATAGTAATTCCGTTACCGCCTGTTGCAAGAGAAAGAACGGCAGTTGTGCTTTCTGGTAGTGATCGCAGTTGTAGGGCGGCTGTATAACTTGTGATGTTTACAGGCGTTCCCGCAGGGTTTTCATAAGTGACATTAAAAAACCAATCAGCACCCTGATCAATTTCAACAATGTATTGGACTGCCATTTATGCTCCCTCTGTAACTGGTGTAATGATAGCGGTTCCGCATTTAGAACAAGCGGTAAATGATTTAGGCATAGGCAATCCGCATGCAGGACACATGTTGGCAATTGCGTTGAAGTAATTACTTACGCTTGAAGTTCCAAGTAAATCAGAAAACGCTTGCACCATGGCATCAATACGGTCAGGGCTATCAGGATCCATTGGTGTCCACACTGTCATCTGATCTTCTAACACCGGGAATTCCCCTACATGGTGAACTCTGCCTTGTTCATACATAGCCGCTACTGGTTCAGCGCGTAACTTCTTACCCACATGCGCTCTAACTTCTTTAATTGGTAATGAATTACGCACTTGCTTTAGAACTGCGCTCACCATGTCACCACCTTGGTTTACTTCCACCAAAATGCTATCTGCCTTCCATTCATCAAATACAGATACGGCTTTAGTAGCCCATTCAAGCGGTGAACCCTTAAATGAGTAATCACCAAGCACATAACCATTACCGCCAGTGTCACAACCAGCAACAATAATTCCTGTTTCATCACTATCTGCCTTATTAGTTACAGCAGGATCAATAGAAACTAAGATGCGTGACATTGCAGGTGCTTTAGTTACGCGGTTACGATCTATTACGCCTCTGGTCCATAACGCACCATCAGTGTCATCAAGGATCTCACCATAAAGTTCTTGCCTACCTAATCTTGTGCCGTTGTAACGCGCTTGTAGTTCCAGCAATGCAGATGGCGCAAGGTTCTTAGCGTTATCAAAGGTGGATCCTCTTGTGATGGTTACAGAACCGTCTTTGCGCCCCGCCAGCATGCGAATAAGCGGGGTTGGTCTAGGTGTGGTGGTAACAACAATGCGTGGCTTAGAACCCAAGCGCAGACCAAATTGCAACTGATCCCAAGCATCTGAATAACGGTATGCGGCTAACTCATCACACCAAGCGCCATGATGTTGTGGACCACGGAAACGGTCAGGTTGATCAGCAGAAAAGAGTTTAATCCGGGATCCATTACGCAACAGGATCTCACCCATGGATCTGTTCCAACTTTCCAGCATGTGATAGCGCCTAAGCACACTAATTACGCCAGACTCACCTTCAGCGCATGTATCTCTAGCGTCAGAAAAAGTAGGGGCAACAATCGCCCATCTTGTATCCGGGTTTTCTATCGCTTCCCATGCAAGCCATTCAGCCGCAGTACGGGTTTTGCCTGCTCCACGCCCTGCCATGTAAAGCCAAATGTTCCAATCACCTTCAGGCGGTAGTTGTTCCTTCCGCGCTAGGTTCATCTTCCACAAATACCGTGATGCCTTGATCCTGCTGTTCAGTGAGGGTTGTGGTGTTGCGCTCTGATCGTTCTCGCTCTGCGAGTTCTGCGGCTTCAATAATTCTGGCGATCCTATCAACTTCTGCGTCAATGCTTCCAACTCCGTCATAGTTCACCACTTCCGCTTGTATCTTTTGTGGGGCATCTATTCCTAAGATCCTTGCTCTACGGTCTATAACCCTAAGCACAAAGTCTGCCGCTCTCAAATTGCCTTCTACTGCCGGTTCCCAATAGGTGCGCTGTAATGCGTCTAAGCGATCCAGTTCAATGCGCCTTGCTTCATCTGTTGGCTCTTGCAGGGTTCTCTGGCATGCGCGTTGGTAAGCCTTCCAAGCGCCCATAGCAGTTGCGTAATTAACTTTATCCGCAATCTGTTGCCATGTCTTACCTTCACGGCGCAGTTCAACAACCGCTAGTTCACGGTCTAACTGCTCTGGTTCAGGTGTCTTTATACCCATGTATCTACTGTAATGTGATAGAAAACTTTACGCAAAGTGAGATAAAAGAACATAACCCCTACAACCATTTGGTTTGTAGAGGCTCTGTCCAGCACTCAACTAGGCATCTGTACCTAGTCAGTACGCATAACTTAGTGGTCTTTGTAATTATTATCAAACTGCTTTTTGGCATCTTCTATTCTTGCCAGTATCTCATCAAGCAAGTCCTCTATTGGATCTCTGTCACTCAATGAACGCTTTTCCTGTTTTCATAAGGTTTATGCGGGCATCTAGTAATTCATCAATGCTTGTTTGTAAATCTTCTTTTTTCTTCCAGTCCATGCGGTTGCCGTAAGTGTCAGTAAGCATTAACTGGCGAACATAGGCAATTGTTTCATCTATGTCAGTCAGTGTGACTTCATCAGTAATAACTACGGGCATGAGTAAATACTACGATTGCTTACGGCTCTTTGCTTTGATTTCTGCCTCATGTAGATCAAACAAGTTTTCTATCTTTTCCGCTAATTCATCTCTGCCTTTAACGCGTAATTTGTCTGCAATAGCGCCTAACGCATAAAGAACTTCAGGATCCTGACTAATCATGCCAACTCTTTTTCAATAGCCAATTGTTTTTTGTGCGCTTCTCTACGGGCAAAATAGGCTTTTTCTTTGCGGATAAACTCTCGTTCTCCACGAAGCATTGTTGCTAATGCAACCATGAATAAAAATGAAAAATACACAATAAAAATTAAAGGTTTATCCATTACCGTAACTCCTTCTCAATAGCCTTAGTAATTTACCATTCTAAGCCAAACCAGAATGGTCCAAAGTCTAGGCTTAGTGCGTAGCGGTCAATGCTGAACCCTAGTGCTACACGCTTCCAGTTCATGCCAAAATGGATCCAATACTTGCCTGCCATAATTTCTTTATTCATTTTCAACCTTCTTTGCGGATCGTAGGAAATCTAACAACTGTTCAACAATTACAACATCACGCCCATCTATGTGATGGTGATAATCGCCAGCAAACGCTTCTACTTCACGGATTACCTGTGCGCGTTCTGTGTCTTTAATAATGTTAAGCATAGAAATTACATTATTAACATCAGCCATTTGCGCGGGCATCTCGCTTTGACTTGTAAGCCTCTACATCTTCACGCTTGTAATAAACATTGCGCCCTGATTTTTCCACCCATGCAATTGTTTTGCGGTGTTGGATCTGGCGTAAGTTGTTCATGGTGATCCCAAGGATCTGTGCCGTTTCTGCCGCGCTAATCAATCCATCAGTTACCATGGAAATGCCCCCTCATTGTCTGTGCTTACTTTGCTACTTTTAACTAATCGTGGAAGTAAGCCAATTTGGTCAGCCACGATTTCAAGACTTGTTTTCTCTTTGCCTTCTTTGTCTGTGTAGGTGCTTTGCTTTAGTTCACCTGTAACAATTACAGAGTCACCTTTTTTGATTGCATCAACGGTTGCTTCTGCCTTTGTTCCAAACTGCACTACACGGAACCACATAGTTTCACCATCAACCCACTGATCACCTTGCTTTGAGCGTGGTGTGTAAGCAACAGAAAGAGTTACAAACGCTGTATTGCTCTTAGAAAACTTTAGTTCCGGATCAGAACCTACATTGCCTTTAACTTGAATGTTCATTTAATCGCCTTCCATTAGTGTGCCAACTGTACCGTCATTATGTAATAAAACAATTCTGCCGTCTGGCAGAACTATTGGGGTTTTCTCTGGTTCTTGCCATGAAGAAACCATAAAACCTTTATCAGTAGCCCAAGTTGGATTACTGTGAATACTGTGAGTGCCTAAATTATGGCAACTGTGATGTACCCGGATCAAATTAGCGGGCGTATCTTTGCCGCCACGGGATTTGAGTTTGCGGTGGTGTAGCGCCATTGACTCCTGCGCTAGACCACCACACGCCTCACAATAGTTGCCGGCTCTTGCCGTAACTATCTCAACTACTTTCTTATCAATACCAACCACCCCTAAGATCTGCACCGGCTTTGCGCTTCCAAAACTCCCAAGCGCCGCAAGGTGTGGAATAGCGTTTATAAATGTAACGCAATCCTGCCTTGATCTGCACTTGTGGATCTTTAGGGCGAACGGGATAACCATAATTTACCCAAGTTGAATTGAGAAATTGAGGAATACCAAAAGCGGTGCTGTGCGGATTAGCCGCATGCGAGCGCCAGCCGCTCTCTTTATGCCAAAGCATGTCCAAACACTTAAATTCACGCTTTGCGTTGCTCCACTGTTGAGTTACAAGGTGCAAAGCAAATTGTTTTGGAGGCAAAGCCCGTAACACTTGTTCTTGTGTTTTTAGTGGGGCTTGCGCTTCTGCTCCCGGCACTACAACAAACCCAACCGCAATAACGGCTACTAAAAGGATTTGTTGAATACGCTTCAGGCTTTAGCCTTTGGCTCCTTTGCCACAACAGCCGCAATCATTTGAGCCATAAACCCAATCACCGCAATTTTTACAACGGTTTACATTCTGGTCCATGATTTACCCCTTTCAGGTTATTGTTTGGACTGGTTTATTTTATCTGTAATTTAGGCGCTAATGGGTGATTGAAGGTCTTTGAATGTGCTTTGCCGTTAGGCTCTACAAGCACAATTTCACGCCACATACGGCACATACCATGATCCACAAACCGGTTGTAACAATTAACCGCTTCTACGGCGTTGCTAAACCTGCGTGTAAAAGTTACGGATCCATCTTCTACAACTTGTAACATAAATTCATAATCATTTGTTGCACACATTTTGCTACCTTTCCTCTGAATAATTTAATGAATGATTACATTTCTTGCACTGCACTGACTGATCAACATTGCCCCAATCGTCAGTTTCAAAATCTTCTTCCCATACAGCGTCACATGTTTTGTTTTCTTGCTCGCAATCCTCACAACGCTCTTTGCAAACTATTTCCCGTGTGATGGTTGTGGAATAGATCCCTGAACCCATCATGGAAAAGCCGGGGGTCATAGCCTTATCCAAATCTTGTCAAACCACGCCACGATCCAAGCAAGGATTTTGTCCCAATCCCAAGTTAGATCCAGTTCTTCATCAAGAATAGAAGTTACGGTTGCTGTGTCACTTAAAATTGTTGCTGTTGCAGTTTCCGTTGTAACCGTTGCTGTATCTACTTTGGTTGTAACGGTTGCTGTGTCTGTTGTTGGTACATGTATTGGTGTTGGCGCAACCGGCGCTGACTCTGGTGTTATTAGAGTAAAACGCTGAACAGTTACGGTTGGTTCTGGTGCTGATGGTTGTGTAACTGGCGTAGGTTCTGTGCGAGAAATAACCCATTCATTTGTTGCCGCTTCATGTTTGACTTGTGTATTTGGGTTGTTGTTGCCAATTCCATAATGCACACCTGCGCCTTGAAGCACATAACGCTCACCCGGTCCTAAAGTCAGGCGTGAGTATTCAGATCCTTGACCACATGTGACCGCATCACACATTATTGCGCCATCTATGGCGTTGCCCTGTGCATCAACCTTCACATAAACATCTGCGCTTGCTGTTTGTGCTGATGCCAACGCAATAACTAATCCAATAATTACGCGCTTCATGGTGTCACCACCAAATCAAGCATCTTTGAGCATGATCCATAGCCAAATGTGTTGCCGGGCATGTTGCCTACATAGCAAAGATCTCTAGTTGTGTAAGTGAAAAGCGATACCAACAACATAAAGATTACAACTGCAACCGCTCTACGGCGCATTACATACTTGCGTTCCATTTTCATACACATGTTCTTTCTTCTTGAACTTTGCGTACGGCTAAGACCATAGCGCCCGGAATAGATGCTTCTACTAATTGAAGGATCTGCTCACGCTGTAATGCGTTGATCATTGACTTGCTTTTATTGGCAGGGATCGCAAAATCCTCTTTGTCAATAAACATTTCTACCTTAAACTTCATTACATGCCCGCCTTTTCTTTAATTAGTTCTTTCTGCACTTGCGCGTATTTAATACATTCTTCAGAGCAATACCCAATTGGATCTGCCCAAATGGGATCTTCAAAATTCCACCACATTTTGTTGGTGTTCATGGGTGTTTTGCTTTTGCACCATGAGCAAATAATCAACATTGGTTTTGTAGTCATTAGTTAGCCTCCTTCATAGTTGCTGTGTAAACAGCCCATGCTTCTTTGCGGGCTTTGTCATACGCATCTTGTGTTGGCTTCATCATGTGTTCAAACTGCGCCATTTGAATTGCGTATTGTTCTTCATACTTGCGATTGATTTCAGCAATAGCCGCATCACGCTCTGCTTGTAGTTGATCAATGTAACGGTCACGAATTGGTGCAAAACGATTTAATGCCGCTTCCCATTTTTTGTATTGCGGTTCAACTGCTTGATCCATAATTGCATAAGCCTTTTTGTGTGCGCGTGTGCGCTTTGCTTTTTGTGCTGGTGTTAAATCTGCTACTGACATTTGTTGCCTCCATGTTTGGGGGGCTTATGCCCCTTTGTTAGATCCTAGATTACTCTTTTTTGAAACAATTACAACAACCTTTTTAATTATTTTTTGCCTAAGCACCGGCGGCAGATCATTGGGTGGATTTTGTCCTGAAATGGGCTGACATGAATTGGAGCCGCGTTTGTGTCCATGATCGCGTTGTGGCAAGAAGCAACGCCCGTGATCTTGTCCACGGTATGCCACTTACCACCAGCAGGGGCAGGATAAAAAATGTATGTGCGGTTGCGCATCTTTATGCCTCCTTCTTCATCTTAAAAAGAAGGTTTGGTGCAAATGATTTTGCACATTCATTACCGATTGCATAGCAACCCATGTAACCCGCATCTGTTACTGCTTCTGTGCCATCTTGTAGGCGAATGTAACCGCCATCAATAACTTCTACATACCAAGCATTTGCACCAACTTTGCGACCACATTGAACGCAATAGTTTTCTGTTGCACCAACATTTGCTTTTGGTTCTGCAAAGTTTGGTTGATCTCCTGCTTGGATCTTTACTGTTGTTGCCATTTGTCTTGCCTCCATAGTTTCCCGCCCCTTTGGGCTATGGCACAATCTTAAACCCAATTACGGATTTATGGCAACATTTAAACAAGATTTTTTGGAAGTTTTGCCCCTACTTTTACGCTCACGCCGGGGCGCTCGCCGTACTGCTTGGTAGCCGTGATCCGGGTCACTTGCCCATCATCACGGTATGCAACGGCTGTGAGAGCGTCTAGGACCGCTCTAATGAGTTTATCTAGGTCAGGAGCCACGGAAGGCTCTGAACGGGTCACTGTGCGGGGTCTAGCCATTGTAAAGACCAGTTCTATTTCCACCGGCTCAACATGTGGTTTGGCTCCCGCCGATTTTGCAGACAAAGCAATTGCTGAACGCCATGCCGCGAGCGCTGACCCTTGTGAATGGATCACATGCCCGTTGATAACTTTCATTGATCCCTGCGGGACCGGTTGCCCATCTACATTAAAAATAATCACACAATAATTGTAACTAAGTCTGTTACAAGTTCAATGTGAGAATTGTTATTTTCATCAATCACACTTACATCATAAGTACCAATGCGATCTGGTCCATCAATGTATTTAACTGTGTGAACATTGTTATTCAAAACAATGCGATCACCGCAATTAAGGTGCATAGGTTGAACTTTTACTAATGTAGCCATTTTCAACTCCTAACAGTTGTAATGATTACAAAAAGTGTAACAGTTATCCGTAACAGATGATTAAATTACTTCTTTAATAAAGACCGTAATGTTTCTGGCATAGGAACGGCGCGAGCGCGAGCGGCTTCCATTTCTTCCATGTAGCGCCGGCTTTCTTCTTGTGCGCGTAATTCTTTTTCTCTCGCCAACCGTAATTCATCAGCCTTTTTTTCCTCTGCTGTTTTCTCACGCACTGGCAAAGGATCATCTAACCAACGGTGTGCGTTAAGCCATGTAGCAGGGTGGGCTGTATAAGCCTCAACGCGGTTAGGATCTTTGGCGTATCTACCTGCACCAGAAAGAATTAACGCAAATGGCGTGTGCTTAATTGCTTTAGCAAACGCCGCTTCTGCGGCTTTCTTTGCAACTTTTCTAGGATAAACATTCCAAAAAATTTCAAACTCATGGTTTGTATCTAAGTTCTTCTTAGATAGTTCTTCTAAAGAACCCTGATTATCCAACTCCGGTTTTTCAGGTTCCGGTTTTTCAGGGCTTGGTTGCACCAAGGTTGGAATTTCAGGGCTTGGTAAGACACTTACAGACACATCTTGGGGCGTGTCATAAACATAATTATTAGTTTCAAATCTGCCGTTGGGTAGGCGCTTTGTTTCTGTTCTGATGTAACCACAATCCCGCAGTTCCTTTAACGCTGTCAGGATCGCATCTCTGCCTTCTTTGCCTGATCGCGCCAATGAGTCACCAGATACGCGCCAATTGTCAGGGCGTGAAAGGATCTCTAAAAGAACTCCACGCGCCCGATAACTTAGGCGGCTGTCACGGATCACGGCGTTGGACATAATAGAAAAATTACTTTCTAACCGTGGTGATCTGATGATGCTCACATGCACTCCCTTATCTGTTCCAAAGTTATACCCAATTGCTTCATGTTAAAAATTGCGCGGCTTCTTTGATTTGGGTACTTAGTAAAATCTCTTAGCGCCACCCTTTCAACAGAAGTTAAACCACCCCACACACCATAATCTTCATGTTCAAACGCGTATGTTAAACATGTTTTCCATAATGGGCATGCGGCACAAACAGTGCGTAATGAATTTATGTATTCATACTGCATTATTGAGCGTTCTTCTTCAACTGAATAAAAAAGATCCGTATAAACTTCTGCTTCCCGGCAAGCGGCAAGATCCCAATTTACTTCTGAATACTTGGGCAACCCACTACCCCCGTTGCATCAAAGTATGGGCAATAATCTGCACAAAATTTAACAGACTTTTCTGGTGCGGGAATTTCCAGATCTTTTGCAACAATTTCTTTTACTTCATCAAGCCATGCAATGCCTTCCAAAGCAATGCTTTCATCATAAGGCTCACGCAAAACTACAATGTCTTTCATCTTGCCATCACGCGGAATACCAACAATGGCAACTTCTTTAACATCATAACCATTTTTAGATAACAGATAGCCGTACACATGGATCTGGTAACGCTTCTGCTTATCGTTCAGGTATCTGATGCCTGACTTTGTAATTGTTTTCCAATCAACAACTAGCCCAATGTCTTTAATAAACAAATCACAATGACCCTTTAAGCCGTCATGTTCTGCCTCAATTTCAATTAGGAAATTGTCACCAAATGGATCATTGCGGGTGATCGCCTTTTCCATTCCAGCGTGAATAAATGTTCCAAGGATTGCGGCAAGTTTCTCTGTTTCATTGGTCTTTGTTACTTGCTTTAGATCGTAATAAGTACGGCGGCGGCAACCGCCAATACTGCTTGGTCCAATCTCTACCTGCTGTGATCTATCGCGTTGGCTGTCATACGCCCCAAGCGATTTAACAACCATGTCCTGTAAATCAATCATCTTTTACGCGCCTCCATTATGCGTTTAATTGATAGTTCTTGCAGTTTTACATGCCTATCTAAGTTCTGCATGCTTTCTTCTGCCAATGCGCCGGCTTCCCTGCGCCCGTAACCAAAGCGTTCAACCAAAGTTTCTTTTAGGGTTTGCACCCTTTCATCAAAGGTCATCTTCAGTCCATTGCTTTTGAAAATCATTTATGTCTTTTACAACATCTTGCATTTGCACAATCACGGCGTTCATGCGAGCCATTGCCGCAAGTACGCCCATCTTAAAGCCCATGCGGTATCCAAAATAACCAGCCGCAATGCCACCTAAGAAAACTCCAATGAATGTAGTCATGCTAAATCCAAACTGGTACGCACTGATGTACCGATAGAACGGGCAATTTCAACTTGTGTTTTTATGCGGTTTGCATTTGCGCGGGCGGCTTTTACTGCCGCTTCAGCAAATCCAATCTGCATGTGTAATTTTTCATTGTCCAACAACGCGAGATCATCACGCTCTTGCACTGTGTAGTTCTTGCCCGTTGCAGATGACTTAGTTGCATAAGTCATTCTGCTTCTAGCCATAGCAAGTTCATACTCACTTTTGATGCGGTTGTATGCGGTTTCTGCCTCTACAAGATCCGCGTGGCTGTCATCAATCTCTTTTGAAAGAGCGTAAAGCCGCGCCTCAATTTGAGCCGGTGTCACTACCTGTGTCATCAGTATCAGGCTCCTTTACTACTTGTAATCCTTCTGTTTCATGGCGCGCTTGCAACTTAATCAAACCTGTTGCATCTGCTGTCAGATTGAATGGATCTGCAATTAGTTGGAAACCTGCGCGATCCATAGCCTCACCAAGATCTTCAGGAAACACATCTAATTCTTTTGCAACTGCTCTGATGCCCAAAGAATTCATGTGAACTGCAACCACAAATCCTGCTGATGGCTTGAACTTATTTTCTTTCTTGCTCATAACTCTCCCCCACAATGCTTACATGTATTAGTTTTTCTTTCTGAAGTTTCTCTACCGTTTACAAACGGCGGTAGAACATAGATGGAACAACGGTTACGCCGCTCTTTTAACCGGGCAACCATACCTTCCAAATGCAATACAGATAAACAGCCTGATGACTGCCCTGCATGCCAACCGTAGATTTCACCTAACTCTTTCCAAGTCAGTCCACGGATACCTGCCGCACCAAGAGAAATCAAAGTTTCTTTCTGGCGCTTGCTTGTTGTGCCATCTGCGTCATCTTCAATAACGCGGTCACGGCTTGCCTCTGATCCTTTCCAACCAGAAGTTCCTGCATACGGCGTTACAGGCAATGAAAAATCTATTTCTTCATTCACTTGAACTGAACCGCTTTCTTATTGATTACATCAAGAAGTGTTACACCGTTTACCTTTGCTTCAAGAAGATCAGCGTTGGTCCGGTAGATTTCTTTTAGTTCATCTTTAGTAACTGCGGCTTCTGCTTGTGCAATCGCGGCTGTTGCTAAACCTATTTCTGCTTCCGTGTAAACGCGTGTCTTTAATGTTTTTTCTGCCGCTTCTACGCGTGATGCTTTTTCCATGTCCTGACGGGTTGGGCGTGATGGCTTCTTAGTATTTGGATCAACACCAAGATAACCAGCAAGGCTTAGTGCGCGCCCGCTTGCAGAAGTAGATGCGTTTTCTAATGCAGAAGTTTTGTTAATGTGAGAACTGCCAACAATTTCTTCAGCAAAATCAACTGCTTTCAAAACATCACCGTAATAAACAGATGCTTCAACAATGTATTGAATAGGGCGTAATGTTGCCGGATCTCTAACAATGTCAATGATCCGTGTAATTATTCTTAGATCATCATGGTCTGCGTGTGCGCGTTGTAAACGCTCTGCAACCGTTTCATAAGCATTTAGATCAAATGCCATAATTTATGCCTTCTTTCATTTAGGAGCCTGTGGCTCTGGTCATGGGATAAGTTACAGACTGCCTATGACAAATACAAGCACCCGCAAGGATTACGGCGTGGCGTGAGAAGATTGCCTTCTAGGGGGCTAAATGACCACAATCATAGGCATAGAAAAGGCTGATGGCTGTTCTCTTATGGCTGATAGCCGTGTGACTGACCCTGCCGGCAAGATCTTTTCTCACTCTGCCGTTACCAAGATCAACAAGCGGGGCGCGTTTCTTGTAGCCGGGGCAGGGGAAGTTGTGCCTTGCGACATTGCGCAACACATTTGGACCCCACCATTATTTACAGAAAAAGATAAAAAAGATGTTTACCATTTTATGATTGTAAAAGTTATGCCTTCTTTGCGTAAATGTTTAACAGATAATGGCTACTCATTTGATGAAACAGGGGATAACCGTTTCCATTTTTTAATGGCAGTAAACGGTGAACTTTTTGACATAGATCAAGATTTAGCAGTTAGCAAAAATGATGATGGCATTTATGCAGTTGGCTCTGGTGCTGATTTTGCTATTGGTGCTTTGCATGCAGGGGCAACGCCTTTGCAAGCCATGGAGATAGCGGCAAAAGTATCTGCCTACACCGCTCCACCGTTTATTGAGCGATCACAAAAACGCGGTTAGTCCAACCAGATTTTATAGGCGGCAGTTACGCGACCCTTTACAGGATCAATAAAATGAAGGCGCTGTGATGGTGTGGCACTAGCCGCTAACATAACGCCGGCATAGCGGTTATCTGACTCTGTTGAACCTGTTTGGTACACCGATCCCTGACCGTTAGCCATAGCCCACTCTGCATGCGTGTGGTAATGCCCAATGTAAACATCACGGAAATCCCAAGGATAAGAACCAGAACGCCAACGGTTAGCGTGTTGAACGATTGCGCCGGGAGAAGCAAAGCCGTTGCGCCCTACTTCATCACCGTGAATTAACAATGCTTTGTAATTCCCAATTTCAATTCTTTGAATGTCCTCCGGGCAGTCCTGCCATGTAAGGCGCTTTTCTCCTGATAGCAATTGTTTTGCTAATTCATAGCACATGCGGTCAAAGTTATCTGAACGCGGCACATTGTCGCGCTTTGATCCTATGCGCCCATGGTTTCCCCATTCAGGAACTACCGTAACTTTTTCATAATTGGCGAGCGCAAAACGCACTACATCTACACATAGCCGTGACACATTTACATACTGTTCAAAAAGGGTGCTATCAATTTCAAATGCTTGTGATGGAAAGTTAAACAATCCTTCAACCATGTCACCGCCAAAAGCAATTGTTACTTCTTTTACCGGGTGATCTGCGCGTTGGATTTCTGTAATGCGTACAGCCTTTTCAGCAAATTCCAATACGCGCTTGCGCATAATCTCGCTGTTGTAAGTAACTGTGCGTTTTGCTCCTTGCCAATCCGTCATGTGCCACAAAGCAACTTCACCTTTGGCTTTGCGTTTATCAACTACAATTTCTGGCACTGGTGGGACTTTGCCCAAGGTAAGCATTGCATCATAGGCGGCTTGCTTAGTAGCAAACACAAGATCCTCATTGCGCTCTTTAGATTGCTTTAATTGTTTCTGCAAACGCATCATTGCAGACCGTAATTCTTTTACATCTTCTGACTCAATACCGTCAGGCATTTCCTCTAAGCGTTTTTCAAGACTCATTGGCTATCTCCATACCGTGTTTTGTATAGCCCTGTTTGTCCAACCAATTATCATCATGCAACGGGTTAGACATACAACGCACCGATTTTCCAGCGTCATACATCAACGCCACAACATGCGGCGGTATGTCCTCAATCTGAAGCAAAGCCCCCCACATGCGCCCAATCATGGTGAAGTTTGTAATTGCGTCACCATGAATTTCCTGCCTTTCAGCAAGAATGTCATTTACTCTTTTGGACACCGGCAAGTTCCGCTTCTATGCGCTCGCACCGCATCACTGCTTGTTTTATGTCCTTCTGATCTAATTGCGGCAACTACAACGCTTACCGGGTAGTTTTTTTCCCAAGCGGTATCTAATGCTTTCTGATCTTCTTTGCTTAAATTGCTGTAAAAAACAGCGTAAGCACAATGAGTTGGTGACTTAGTACGCTTCTTGATTAGGCTTTCAATTTGATCTGCTAGTGCCATGTCCTGCCTCCTTATGACAAAGGATAGCGGTAAAAAGTATAAAGAGGCAGTTTAGACACATGCCTAGGTGTGCTTTCCCATGGAGGCGGGAAACTTATTTAGCCTTCTTAGTCGGCGCTTTCTTTGCTGACTTCTTAGCCAACTTCTTAATCTCTGCATCTGCCACATCAGCAATGAAGCCAAATGACGGATCTTTAGGATTGATTGCGCGGATTGCAGGACCGGCAACAGCCGCTAATCCAGCAATGGCGATTGCCTTAACATCTGTTTCACCAGCGCTGTAAACAGCAATTGCGGCTACAACAAATGAACGGGCGTAAGACTCTAGTGCGGCTTGTAATTTCTTATTCATTTTGACTCCTTGGGGCGGGCTACCGCCATAATTGTTTTGTAATCACGCTTTTTTAGGTAGAAGCCATCACCATTTGATTGACTTCCAGATTTTCCGCTTGATGTGTTGCCTTCAAAAACCTGAAGGTATTTAAGTGTCTTGTGATGAAACTTAACAATACCCACATGATCCGGCATAGCATCTTCATCAAATTGGAAAAACACAAGATCCCCGCGTTGTGCCTGTCCTAGTGGAACAAGTTGGTTGTTCTTGGTTAGGTGCTTTAGCCACGCATCACATGATGCAAAGCCTTTTGATTTAGCAGGTGCAACTGAAGCAATCATTCCAGCATCAAAATACATCTTTGAAGCAGACATAGCGCACCAAGGCTGATTGTTTAGACCAAACCATTTGCCAAATGTTGTGTTGTTATTTGCTTCTTCTGTGTATCCAACAGATGCTTCACACAACTCTATAACTTTATTGATGTTGCTCATTTTGCCTGTCCTTCTGGTTCTTCCGGTGGTTTAGGTTTAGATTTTAGCCCGTTTGCACTTAGTATTCCAGCCAATGTGCCAGTCAGGAAAACACATAGGGTGCTTACAAGATCAATAAAAGCCGCATCATTGGGTGCTTGCGCCATTGGTTGTGTAATAAATAGCAACGCATAGAGCAGTGAGAACACTGATCCAGCAAAGACAATTGCAAGAATAATCCCAATAGTGACGATCAAACGGGCGTGTAATTCTTCTGGTGTAAATCTGCGTCTAGCCATTTGTGGTATCAACTTCCGGTAAAAGGTCTTTAGTGCATTGCCCGATTGCTTCACATTGCGGCGGCTGACATTCTGGTTTTTGCCAGTTTTCATACTGCTGACATGGGTAGCGCACCCACCCCTGATACCCGCAACCGCTTAGTAAAACTGTTAATGCTATGCCTCCCGCTAATGCCCTATACACTCTTTGCTTTCAACACGGCAAGATCAACAATCACTGCCTGTTGGTTTTTATGCACTTCTTTTAATTGCTGTTCCATACCGCGCCCATCATTAAATAATGCGTATTCAATCCGGGCTAACTTTGCATCTTGTTGTGTTAGCCGTTCATCTAATTTACGCCATACCCGCCACGCTCCCATAGGGAACCCAATACAAAGCACAAATAGTTCTAGTGCTGTGCGCGCTGTTTCAAGAGTCATGGGGCAAATGTTATCAATTATGCAATGA